GGTAGCCTAGATGAATATCTTGGAGACACGCTAGAAGAAGCTATAAAAGAATTATAATATATTGTTCACACCCATAAGTGTGTAAAAAATTAAACACGCCATAAATACAATCCTTAGTTGTCGCTAATGTAGGCCGTTGTAATGCTTAACAAGTTAAAGTGAGGTGGCGTGGGAGTTTAATTTAGCTCTGCATAGGCTCATAAATTACAGCAAGACTGACAGGACGGAAAGACGCCCCTCCAAGGAGGTAACTTAAAATTAATAATAATGGTAAAAGACCAACTGTTTAAAGTAAAACTCTCTAACTCTAAAGATAGTATCCTGGTTAGGACTAGGTATACATTTGATTTACAAGAGGCTAGGAGATGGAAGAAAGAAGCGCCATATGGTGAGATTATTAACGCTCAAAACAAAAAGATACAATGAACCTGCTAACACAAAACAGTAAGTTAAAGAAAACAAGTAAGGCTCTTGATTTAAGAGTCTTTAACTTTGGAATACCTGCATACAAGTCGGCAAGTGGTAAGCTTACCTGCCCTATGGCAGACGAGTGTGTGAAGTTCTGTTATGCTAAGAAGGGTGCTTATGTATGGAGTAATGTAAAGCCTGCCTTTGAGAAGAGATACCAACTTAGTAAGACTGTAGAGTTTATTGATGCTATGAATGCAGAGATAAAAAAGAAACGTCCTGACTATGTAAGGGTACACGACAGTGGTGACTACTACTCAAGGAGTTACCTAGCTAAGTGGATTACAATAGCTAATCAGAATCCAGATGTAAGATTCTACAGCTATACTAACATGATAGATATGATTTTAAAAACTAACCTACCTGATAACTACGACATCATATTCAGTGATTCAGGTAAACAAAAACATTTAATAGATGAAGAACTACACAGGCATACAAAGATTTTTAACAATATTGATGTTCTTAATTCCGCTGGCTATATTGATTCTAGCAGCATTGACCTGATGGCTACCAAATGGTTCAGTGACAACAAAAAAGTAGGACTAATCTTTCATTAATAAAAGCAAATAAATAGTTTCTATTAATAAAATAAAATGTAAATTTGTATAATATGGAAAAACAAAAAGACATTATTGCGTGGTGGTCAGGAGGAGTTACCTCTGCTGTTACGTGTAAAATATGTATTGACACTTATGGCAAAGAAAGAGTTAGGGTTATATTTATAGACACCCATAACGAACATGAAGATACGTACCGATTTAAAAAAGACTGTGAACAATGGTATGGTATTGATATAGAAACCATTAGTAATATAGGAGACAAGTATGAAAAAATCCAAGATGTTTGGACAAAGCACAAGTCTTTAAATGTTGCTCATGGAGCTGTGTGTTCTTCTGAACTAAAAAGAAATGCTAGGGAGAAGTGGGAGAAGAATAATGAGTTTACATATCAGGCCTTTGGCTTTGATGTTGATGAGACTAGAAGAGCTAAAGGAATGAAGCTCAATCACTCTAGAGCTAAACCTATATTCCCTTTACTAATGCATTACTACTCAAAAAAAGATTGCATTAATATAATTCAAGATTCGGGAATAGAAGTTCCTGTAATGTACAAGATGGGATTCTTAAACAACAATTGTTTTAAAACAGGGTGTGTTCAAGGAGGTATAGGTTACTGGCAAAAAATGAAGAGAGATTTCCCTGAAAAGTTTGAGGCTATGGGTAAGGTAGAACATGACCTAACAAAACTCAAGGGAACACCTGTTACAATGCTCAAGGATCAAAGCAAGGGTGGTGGGTTAGTGTTTTTAAAACCTCATCCTGATTACCCAGATGTGAAAGATATAACAATGATGAAGGGCAGAGAGCCTAAGCCATTGTTTGAGTGTAATGGTTTTTGTGGTGTAAATGATTTAGAAGAAAGAAAGCCAGAGGAACAAGATATAAACTATCAAATAGATCTTTTTGATTCTATTGATGAAGTAAAAAAAAGCAAATAAATAGTTCTTATTTATAAAATAAAATGTATATTTGTAAAAAATAATAATTAAATTCTATACTGATGGGAAGATCAAGTGAAGAGTTCATTAAACAAAGAGAGGGAGAGTTGAACTCACTCCCCATTATTCAAGTACCATTTTCTTGGGGCTTTATTTCTAACGATACTAATACTGAAAAAAATGAAGAACAGAATATTTAATCTGTATGCCAACTTCGTATGTGAGGAGTGTGGCATTACAAGAGAGGAATTATTTTCCAATACCAGAGAGATAAGATTCTCTATTCCAAGGTACATACTGTACTACATATGTACTAAGAGACCAATGAAGATAGTAGACATTAGAAACCTAATGAAAAGCAATGGCTTTGATGTTACTAGACAGAACATTGACTATGGTATTGACAAGATAAACAAGTCTACAGACAAAGATGTATGGGACTTAATTGAAAACTGCATAGAAAAATTTAATGACTAGAACGTATACCCTTTTAGATATATGGCAACAGGCCATTGAAGATAATGTCTCTGTAGACATGTCTTATGGAAACAAACAAGCATACATTTATAAAGGTATTAAAGTTGTTAAGGTACGTGATGAAATAAAAATACTCAACACTAGAACCTTTGGATTAGAGTATGAAGAGATAGAAGAATATCTATACGATTCATTTCTAAACAATGGATTTAGGCCAGGGGTTGTAGATGTCTTAAAGAAATCCTACTTAGATAGGATAGAAGCTTTAAATAAAAGCATAAAGAAAGAGATCAACAGCAGGAACAATAAAAAACATTACAAGTCTATGAAGATTAAAAGAAGTGAATTAATAAATAAATATAGTAAAATTTCTAAAACCAAACGATTATGACAAATTATGACGCGTATAACGCACAAGCAGTAGACAAGGGAAGCATATGGATTTTATTCCTATTAGTAGGATGGTCTTATGGAAGTATGAATAAGATGGGTAAACAAATATTCTATTACCTTACATTGGGTGGCTGTGGATTGTGGACATTGTATAGGCTATTTACACTTAGTGGTGCTATCAAGAAGCACAACAAGAAAGTAGCTATAAAGTGTGGGCTATCTACAGAGGACATGTTAAAACTAGAACTAATATAATTTAAAACAAATGGCAACAAAAACAAAAACAACAATGGGAAACAAGACAACATTCAAGACATTAGCAGCGCTTAATGTTAAGGATAGATTAGAAAAGAAAGGAAGGTTTGATTACTTATCTTGGGCGTATGCCTGGGCTATGGTAAAAGACCAATACCCTGATGCAAACCGAAAGGTATATGAGTCAGAGGCAACTGAGTTAAACTTCTTTACAGATGGTAAAACAGGTTATGTAAAAGTTGGTGTAACAATAGAGGGTGTAGAGCATATCGACTACCTACCTATAATGGGACACAACAACCAATCACTTACAATAGACAAGATCACATCATTTGCAGTAAACAAGACCATACAACGTAGTACGGTTAAGGCTATTGCTATGCATGGATTGGGATTATCTTTATGGGCAGGCGAAGATTTAGTAGACATTAGTGAGGCAGCACCTGCTGTTAATCAAGAGTCTAAGCCTACGCTTAAGAAGACCAGTGATAAGTGGAATGACGTAGTAAACTATGTTAAGGCAAACAACACTAAGTCGTTGTCTTCAATAGTTAAGACACTAGAAACTAAATACATTATACCTACAGCAATCAAAAAAGAATTATCAGCCTATGTCAAGTAATATAATAGAACAGTTAAGAGACGATTCTAAATACTACGGAGACTTTGGTAAACAATATCTATCTAACTCAGATATATATAACCTACTAAAAAACCCTAGGCAATTTAGAAAGAACGATAAAGGCCTTCCATTAATAATGGGGGGTTACTTTCACACAGCAATGTTAGAGCCTGAGAAGCTCTCTAACTACAAAATAGTAGAGGCTTCAACAAGATCAACCAAAGTATTTAAAGAGTACATTACAGCTAACGATTTGCATCCATACGATGTGTTGTTAAGTAAGGAAGTAGATACTATTAATACTTGGGTAGATTCAATGAAGTCTAACTTTGTAATGCATACAGATATCTATGAGTCAACTAACATATATGAGCAGCCTGCTGTTACTGAGTTGTTTGGTTTGACTTGGAAGGGTAAGGCTGATATTGTAACAAAGGACAAGGTGATTGACATAAAGACCTCTGGAGACATCAACAAGTTTAAATGGAGTGCTAATGACTACAACTATGATAGTCAGGCATACATATACCAACAACTATTTGGTAAGCCTGTTGAGTTCTATATAGTGGACAAGAAGACCTTAATGCTTAAGATAGCAAAGCCAAGTGAAGAAACCTTACTAAGAGGTAGAGACAAGGTTATAAGAGCTGTAGAGATGTATAAGAAGTTCTTTGCTGAAGATGCAGAGAAAGACCTCACACAGTTTGTTGAGTACGAGCAGTTTTAATTCTTTTCACAATCATAATAATAAAGGAGTCAGAGTAGCTTCTCCAACTAAGCTACCAAATAAATACCATTAAATATGTCACAAGACAAAATTTTTGCAGACGGTTTCATCTTCAAGAGAAGAGAGAACGCACCCGATTTCGTAATAGGTAACATCAGCGTAAAAGTTGAGAGCGCTATTGAGTTTTTAAAAGCCCATGATAAGAATGGATGGGTTAACCTAAATGTTCTTAACAGCAAGGGAGGTACAGCTTATATTGAGCTTGACCAGTTTGTTCCTAAGAAAAGTCAGGATAAGGCTCCTGCTCCTGCTCCTGTAAAGGAAGAGGAAGAAGATGATGGATTACCATTCTAATACACTCTAATAGAATAGATTAGGGGCTATTTGCCCCTTTTCTTTTCTTTTATCTATGTTAAGAATGCTTAGTTTTTCCCTTAGATATACAAATTAAAAAAAATAATATTAATAAAACTATATAAAGAGTATATAGAAAAAAAGTCAGCATATGCAACATAACAATGTTACTATATTTAGAAATATAAGGGACACCTCCACTCCCTTCTTCAGAGACTTGAACTCTATCCTTGAAAGAATAAAGGAAGGTAAGTCAAAAGATTTGATTAAACAGATTAGATCAGAGAAGAACAAAGAGGTTAGGCAAGAACTTAAAAAGAGTTTACCTGCTATATGTTTTTCAGGAACATTCAATAAGAGAAGTGATGATAGCTTGATTGAGCATAGTGGTTTTATATGTTTGGATTTCGATGGTTATAAAACCAAGAAAGATATGACATCTGAAAAAGAAAGGCTATCAAAAGATAAATACATTTACTCTGTATTTGTATCGCCTAGCGGTAATGGTCTAAAAGCTATTGTTAAGATACCTAAAGAACCAGAGAACCATAAGAACTATTTCATATCACTAGAAAGATATTTTAATTCTGATTACTTTGATAAGACTAGTAAGAATATATCAAGAGTTTGCTATGAGTCGTATGACCCGTTAGTTCATGTAAACGAAAACTCAAACACCTGGACTAAGATAGAGGAGCAGGAGTACAAGGTTGTAGATAAGTATTCATCTAGGCCTACGATACCTGTCACTAATGAGAACAAGATAGTAGATATACTTATGAAGTGGTGGACTAAGAAGTATGGTATAGTTGATGGCGAGAGAAACAATAACGTATACATATTGGCTGCGGCCTTTAATGACTACGGAGTTACTAAGTCATTAACAGAATATATCATGTCTGAGTTTCAGAGTAGTGATTTCACAATGAATGAAATACAAACTACTATAAACTCTGCATACTCACAAACTCAAAACCATGGCTCTAAGTATTATGAGGATGAGGATAAGGTTAATCAGGTTAGGGTTAAATTAAAACGAGGAGTATCAAAAAAAGAAATTCGTCTTCAATTAGTTGAGTCAGGTATTGAAGATGCTATAGCGGTTTCTACTATAAGATCAATAGAAGAAGAAGATACTGACAAAAGGTTTTGGACCAAGAGCGATAAGGGTGTTATAACACTAATACATTATTTGTTTAGGCAGTTCCTTGAGGACAATGGTTTCTGGAAGTTTTCTCCTGAAGGTAGTAAGAGTTTTATATTTGTTAAAGTAACCAACTTCAAAATAGACCATACTACTGAGGAAGAAATCAAGGACTTTGTGTTAGGGCATTTGGAAAAACTTGATGATATGTCTATCTACAATTACTTTGCAGATAAGACAAGGTACTTTAAGGAAGAGTTCTTGTCATTATTAGGAACTGTTAATGTTTACTTTATTGAAGACGATAAGAATACCGCATACCTGTATTATAATAACTGCGCTGTAAAGGTCACAAAGAATAGCAAGACCACGATAGACTATCTAGACTTGGGTGGATATGTTTGGAAGGACCAGGTTATAGATAGAGACTTTGAGATGTGTGAGTCATACGAATGTGATTACAAAACATTCGTGTCAAACGTAGCAGGTTCTGATAAGAAAACTATTAAGTCAATGGAGAGTACGATAGGCTATATGCTTCATGCTTATAAGAATCTATCTTACTGCCCTGCTGTTATATTGAATGATGAGATTATATCAGACAATCCAGAGGGTGGTACAGGTAAGGGTTTATTTATCAATGCTATCTCCAAGATGAAGAAGTTGGTAGTTATTGATGGTAAAGGTTTTAATTTTGAGAAGAGTTTCGCCTACCAGTTGGTTAGTGCAGATACTCAGATACTTTGTTTTGATGATGTCAAGAAACATTTTGACTTTGAAAGATTGTTTAGTGTTGTTACCGAGGGGTTAACACTAGAAAAGAAGAACAAGGATGCAATTAAGATACCATTTCATAAGTCACCAAAGGTTGCTATAACAACTAACTATGCGATTAAGGGTAAGGGTAATTCGTTTGAGAGAAGAAAGTGGGAGTTAGAGTTCAAGCAGTTTTATACAAAAGAATTTACTCCATTGGTAGAATTTCAAAAGCTTTTATTTTCTGACTGGAATGAAGATGAGTGGTGTGCATTTGATAACTATATGATAGAGAATCTTATGTACTATCTTAATCATGGATTAGTTAAATCTGAATTCAAGAACCTTTCTATTAGAAAACTATCTGCTGCTACCTCACATGAGTTCATTGAGTTCTGTGGATTGATACTAGGAAGTAATCCAAATGAGTTGCTTAGAATGAATGAAAAGATATACACTAAAGATTTGTTTACAGAATTTATAAGTGAGAATCAGGATTATGCGCCAAGGGCTAAAAGAAGTATTTCTAACATTGCCTTTAATAAATGGTTAAAAGACTATGGAGAGTTTAGGAAAGATGTAGTTAATGTAGTTCTAGACAGAGACTTAAACGGTAAGTTTATTATTTACTCAACAAAGAAAACTAACCTAAAACAAAAAGAAGATGAGTTTGAATTCTGATTTACAATGGTGTATAGACAATGACTTTCAGGTTTATATAAAGAAGATGAATTATAGCGGTTATTTTAAAGTTGCTATAAGAAAAGGAGGTATCTCAACTAATGGTAAGGATATTTTCTTTTGCAAAGAAACTCAGATGAATTTGTATAGTGTAGAGAAGCTTGGTAAAATAGATTATAAGAATCAAGAGAAAGCTAATAAGGTTTTACCAGGTGTCTACAAATATTTAAAAGAAACATACCAAAAGAAACTATGAAGAAAAAAGAATGGTTGTTCATGCAAACACCAAAAGAAAAAGCATACGAGATATATAAGAAGTTTTACAATGTAGATGGTCAAGACTTTAGCAATACAATGAGTAGTAAGATAGCAAAACAATGCGCTAAACTACACGTAAGACTTATACTTGAAAACGAAATAATAAAACCATCTAACAACCAAGCAATAGAATACTATCATTTGGTTGAAGAAGAAATAGATAAGTTATGAAAGAAATTATAGTTTTTAGTTACCAAGGTTCAGATCCTATTTTATACAAGGAAGTTGATTATAAGTTTTCAATTGGCGATACTGTATATTGTGAATTAACAAAAGAGGAATTAGAAATGATGAAAGATTTTTACCCTCATTCAGATTGTGAAGGGGTTATAACTGAGAAATGGATTGATATAGTAGATATGAAAATATTATGGACTGTTGATATTTCCTAATGCACCCTAACGCAATACAGATAAGAATAGTTGTGAATTAAATAAAAAATAGAAAAGCTATGATAAAATTTAGAGACTATCAGAAGGACATTATAACCAAAGGGGTTAAGTGTTTGCTTGATTACAGCTTTGTATACTTGTCCATGGAAGTAAGAACAGGTAAGACACTTACATCACTAGGAATCTTAAATAAGATTATGAGTGTGAACAAAGTGTTATTCATTACAAAGAAGAAGGCAATAAGCAGTATTGAGTCTGATTATAAACTACTGAGTCCAGACTATGAGATATTCGTTATAAACTACGAATCCTTGCATAAGGTTGATCTTAAAGGTTGGGACGCGATTGTGTGTGATGAGGCTCACAGCATGGGAGCTTTTCCAAAGCCAAGTAAAAGAGCAAAGCAAGTTAAAGAGTTTGTAATTAAAAACAACCCATACGTAATACTGCTATCAGGTACACCTACCCCAGAGTCATTTAGTCAAATGTATCATCAGGTATATAGTATAGCAGGTAATCCTTTCAGAGAACATACAAACTTCTATAAGTTTGCTAGAGAACATGTTATTCCAAAAACAAAACGTATAGGTTCTTTTATGGTTAACGATTACTCAGATGGAAAACAAAGCATACTAGATGAGATGAATCGATATATGATTTCATACACTCAAAAAGAAGCGGGGTTTAATTCTTCTATAAAAGAAACCATACTTACAGTTGATGCTCCAGAATCTATTCACAGCCTCTGTAAGCTACTTAAAAAAGATTTAGTTGTGCAAGGTAAGGATGATGTTATATTAGCTGATACAGGCGTTAAACTAATGCAGAAGCTTCATCAGATGTATAGCGGAACTGTTAAGTTTGAAAGTGGCAACTCTATGGTCTTAAATAATTTCAAAGGGAAGTTTATTTACAACAACTTTTGTGCTAATAAAATATTCCTATCTTATTAGCACAAAAGTTGTTGTAAATAATTTCAAAGGGAAGTTTATTTACAACAACTTTTGTGCTAATAAGATAGGAATATTTTATAAATTTAAAGAAGAATTGAATTGCCTTAAAGAAGTGTATGGAGATCAATTATGTACAGACCTAGAGACGTTTGAAAGTACAAACAAATCTATTGCATTGCAGATTGTTAGCGGTAGAGAGGGTATTAGTTTAAGACAAGCAGAGTACCTAGTCTACTATAACATAGACTTTAGTGCTACTAGTTATTGGCAGAGTCGTGATAGAATGACTACAAAGGATAGACCTGAAAACGAAGTCTTTTGGATATTCACTAAGGGAGGAATAGAGAAACAAATATATAGGGCAGTAAGCAAGAAAAAAGATTATACGTTAAAACATTTTAAAAGAGATTTACTAACTTTAAATTAAATATAATGGTAGAAGCAATTGGTTGGCTAACTATAGCCTGGATAGTAATGCTAGTAGGAAAAGCAATAGGGAAGATGCTATGGCCTGAAGACTGGAGAGATGATAGTTAAATTAGACGAATTAGAGATAGAGCTATGCGAATATATTGGGAAGCTTAGATCTAGTATAGCTAGAAGTAATAATGTTTTTGATGCCAAAATAGGAGACCAAAACGGAGTAGAAGCAGATATTCAAGGATTTAAAGCAGAATATGCTTTTGCTAAAAAAAATAATTTATTTCCAGATTTTGGATTGTCACCAAGAAGTGGTAGTGCTGATGGAGTAACAAAAGAAAATAATAGATACGACATAAAATCTACTCACTATAAAACTGGTAACTTACTTTCTACTTTAAAAGTAAATCAAGATGTAGACGTTTATGTTTTAGCTTACGTAAACAAAAACATAGTGGATTTTGTAGGTTGGGCTACTAAAGATGAATTAATAAGAAAAGAAAATATAAAAAGCTTAGGGCATGGCTCTGGATATTTTTTAAGCAGACATAACCTACATAAATTTTAATATGACAAAAGAAACTTTAGGAGAAACAAAAAAAACTATTTGGGTATTTGGAAAACCACAAAGTATGTGGATTCCAATGATGAATCCAAAATATTTAACCGAGAATAATCTTTGGGACAATGACGGAACAACAGATACAAGCGAAGAGGATTAAACAGCTAGAGGCTGAAGGGTACTATGTTATCAAGCTTATTAAAACTAATAAGAATGGCATACCTGATGTTGTAGCTATACCACCTAACTGTGGTGTCCTATTCTCTGAAATAAAAAAGCCAAAGGGCAGGGTGTCTGCCTTACAAGAATATAGACTAAAAGAATTAGAAAAGCATGGAGTCAGAACAGAAGTATATAGAGGATGAGTTTGAATTGGATGAAAACTTCCTATATCAAATACACACATTTAACCCTAATGTAAAGAATAAGATAGCAGCGCAAATAGACACCTTAATAGGTCTGCCTACAACAAAGGGTTTAGACAAGTTAAAGTCTGGAGTAGTACACGATAAAGAAGGAACACCAACTTTCTTTACTCTTTCCTATTCCAAAAGAAACAAGAACTCACCATCTATACTGTTAGA